CTGCTACACCACCTAGTGTAACTGCTACACCACCTAGTGTAACTGCTACACCACCTAGTGTAACTGCTACACCACCTAGTGTAACTGCTACACCAGGGGGTGGTGTAACTGCTACACCCGAACCAGTCAATAAAAACCAGTCAATGAATCAGTCAATGAACCAATACAGTGACGCACACGCTGGCGCGTCTGCGCCTGATTGCACTGCCGAACAGACCAAACCTGCCAAGCCGAAAAAACGGCAGCCGTCGGCGGCGGCTTTGGAACTGGCCGCATACAACCTGCTGGCAGACCGGGGCATAGACGGGCAGCTGGCTGCGGACTACATGGCTTTGCGCAATCTGCACAAGGCGCCGCTGACGAAAACGGCTTTGGCGGGGATTGAGCGGGAGGCGAACAGTGCGGGGTTGTCGTTGACGCAGGCGATTACGGTTTGCTGTGAACGGGGCTGGCGTGGTTTCAAGGCGGAATGGCTGTTGCGTGATGCTGACCATCATCCGCCGGGAGGATCCAAGCCGCCGCGTCAAAATTCGATTAACCGCATTCCGCAACACACGAACGGCGGGGTGCATTTGGCCAAGGATATTTTGTGATGCAGAGCATTGGTTCGGTTTTGAATGATTTGTTTACGCCGCTTTCCACGGCGGAAAAACATTGCGAGAAGCACGGCATCGACTACACGGAGCAGGTATTCAAGCGCTTTACCCGCGGCTGTCCGCAGTGTGCGGCTGAGGCGGAAGAGGCGCGCAAGCTGGATGAGGCGGAAAAGCGCAAGTTGGCTGAGCGTGAGTGGTATCAGAAACAAATTGCCGAGCGGATCGGCGATTCACGTATTCCGCTGCGCTTCCGGGAAAAAACCGTGGGCGGCTACCGGGTGGAGAACGAGCAGCAGCGTTACATCGTGGAGCGGGTGAAAGCCTATGCCACGGAGTTTAACGACGGCAGTCACTCAGGCCGCTGCATGACCTTCCTGGGCAATGCGGGCACGGGCAAAACGCATTTGGCCTGCGCCATTGGCCGCCATGTAATCCGCAATTGCAACGGCGTGGCGCGTTTTACCAGTGTGGCGGAGATTAACCGCTTGGTGCGTGAGGCCAAGAGCTTTGAGAGCGAGTACACGGAAACGGATGTGATCGAGGCTTTCGGCGGTTATGACTTGCTGATCATCGACGAGGTGGGCGTGCAGAGCGGCACGGAAGCGGAGAGCCGGGCCTTGTTCGATGTGTTCAACGAGCGTTACCAGAACCTGAAACCGACGGTGCTGATTTCCAATCTGGACGCGGACGGTTTCAAGGCGGCGGTGGGTGATCGTATTGCCGACCGGGTGAAGGAGGACGGCGGCGAGGTGTTGGTGTTTGATTGGGGCAGCAGCCGTGGTTAATACCTGTCTGCACTGCGAGCACTGGCAATTCTCCGAAACCAACCAAGCGGGCGAGCGTGTGCCGGGCTGGATGATACGCCACGGTATGGCCTCATGCGCTCAAGGTCTGCCGTGGGAGGCGCTGCCGGGGCGCAATGTGTGCGGTAACGGTCAATTTTCGGGGCTGCCTGCAAGCGATGTACAAAAGCGGGTGGCGTGGCTGGAGGCTAAGGCCCATGGCTAAGCGCAAGTGCAAGGTGTGCGGTGTGGTGTTTGAGAAGCTGCGGCCTTTGCAGTTTGTCTGCTCTCCGGCCTGTGGTGCGGAATACGCCAAGGCGCAGCGGGCAAAGCAGGCGGCGAAGGCCAAGCGGGAGGCGAAGGCCAAGGAGCGGGTGAAAACACTGGCGCTGCGGCGCAAGCTGGAAACGGTGCCGGAATTGACGAAGAAGGCACAGGCGGCGTTTAACCGCTATATCCGCTTGAGAGATGCGGGCAAGCCGTGCATCAGTTGCGGCGCTGCGTGGAAGGATAATTTTCAAGCCTGCCATTATGTGCCTGCCGGACGTAGCAGCAAGCTGCGGTTTGACGAAGATAACGTACATGGCGGTTGCGTGCGCTGCAATTTATACGAAAGCGGAAACTTGAGAGGCTACCGTATCGGTTTGATCCACCGCATAGGTGAAAAGCGTGTGATCGAAATGGAAACGGATTACGAGGTCAAGCGGTGGGGCAAGGAAGAGCTGCGCGAACTGGCGGCCTTGTACCGCAAAAAAGCACGGGAGCTTGAGCGTGGATAAATTCAAACGCTTTGTGACGGCGCACAACAAACGCGATGTGATGCGCCTGGCGTGGGACAGGGTGGGCGAGCTTTTGGCCTGTAACGATTCAGTGTGTATCGAGGTGCGGGAAAAAACGCGCACGGACGATCAGAATGCCAAGCTGCACGCGATGCTGGGTGATATTGCCAAGCAGAAAACATTCAACGGGCGCAAGCTGAGTATAGACCAGTGGAAAATGGTTTTTGTATCCGGCCACAAAATCGCTACGGGCGAACAGGCGGAAATGGCCATCGGTCTTGAGGGCGAGGTGATTAATCTGCGCGAGAGCACGGCCAAGATGAGCGTGCGCCGCTTGGCCAGCCTGATTGAGTATGTGGACGCATGGGCGGCAGATAACGGGGTGGTTTTCAAACAAAGGGGGGATGGATGTACCAAAACGTAGACGAGGCATTGCGGGATGCCTACCGCTTGGCCGGCTTGCGCATCGAGCCGCAGAACAACACGCAGCAAATCTGCCGCTGGATGCTGCACCGGGGTGTGTCGGGTGGCGGCAGCGGCATGACGCAGCACGACTGGCACGCCAACGGTGCCATGCTGCGGGCGAGGGTGGAGCGCATACTGCCCTTGGCCGAACTGGCGGCGGTGGAAGCGCAATACGGCGCCAATCTGTCGCGGGTGGTGGATTTGACGGCCTGTATCACGGCACAGCATCCGCAGCTGGATGCGCTGCTGTGCGATGCCTTGGTGGCGCATGTGCTCACAGGAAGGCCGAAGCAGACGGAGATACAGGACCGCTCCGACCTGAGCAAAGGGGCGCTGTACCGCAGCCGTAAGCTCGTTTCAGGCAGCCTGGCCGCGCTGTTGGACAATGCGGTAATGCGTTTGGAGCCGGAGTTTGTGGCGGCTGGAATTATTTTGAAAGAGGAGGTGTTGGTATGAAGGCGATAGGCCCTGTTTCGGTTGTCGCAAGCAAAGGCGGGGTTACCCTTACTTGCGATACCTTGGTGGTAGAGAGCGTTACTTCGTCTCAATCGGTTTCGACAACAGACGGTAATCCTCAACAAAATAGTGGGCACGAGGAAGAACCACGGGAGAATGGCAGCGGGGGCAAGCCAGGTCGCTGACAGATATTTGCGTGTTCATCGAAACATTTTGCGGCCAGTCAATTTGAAACGATATTTGGTGCCCACACGGGCATGTATGGTCGGCAGTGGCTCTAACGTATTGTTGTGCGGATAATACGTTAGAATCCTTATCAATTTTGATTAAAGCCATGACTATTCCTCACGATAAGGGTTGATAGGGGCTTAACTGTACCATGCCGGAATTTGTGGGTGCGGGTGTGGTGGTGAGGGCTTGACGGGGCTGGGGAATTTTGATAAAAATATGCTATCTTCTGGAAGAAACTGCGCAATGGCGGTTTCTTCCTTTTGTTTTCAGGCTGCCTGCGGGCGGCCTTTTGTGTTTTCGGAGACTTGATATGGGTGTGAAGAAAACCGCCCGTGTCGGGCGGCCGAGTAAATACACACAAGAATTGGCAGATAAGATTTGCCGCCTGATTGCAGAAGGTATGAGCTTACGGGCCATTTGTGAAGACAGCACGATGCCGCATCGTGACACCGTAGCCAGTTGGTTATGCGAAAAGCCTGATTTTTCCGACCAATACGCCCGCGCGCGGGAAGACCAGGCAGACTTCTACACCGATCAGATTATCGAAATTGCCGATACGGTAGAGCCGGATGCCGCATCGGTGGCCAAAGCCAAGTTACAGATTGACGCGCGCAAGTGGAAGGCGTCCAAGCTGGCGCCGAAGAAGTACGGCGACAAGGTGGAGCAGGTATTGTCCGGTACGGTGGCGGTAGAGGCACGGCCTTTCAGCAGTATTTTTGAAAGCGATGATTAGCAAGCATTTCCGCCCCTTTGCGCAGCCTGCCCGTTACAAGGTGGCTTATGGCGGCCGGGGCAGCGGTAAATCATGGGCGTTTGCAGAAATGTCCGTGGAGGTGGCGCGGCGGGTGAAAACCACGGTGGTGTGTGTGCGCGAGCTGCAACTGAGTATCAGCGATTCCGTGCACAAGCTGATTGCCAATACCATCGAGCGTTTGGGCTATGCCGGTGAGTTCGATATTCTGAAATCGACCATCGTCCATAAAGGCACGGGCACCAATTTTATTTTCTTCGGCATCAAGAACGACCCCAAGAAAATGAAATCGCTGGAAGGCGCCGGGGTGTGCTGGGTGGAAGAGGCGGAGAGCATTACCGCCGATATGTGGGACACACTGATACCCACCATCCGCACACCCGGCTCGGAAATCTGGATTTCCTACAACCCGAAAAACATACTCGATGCCACCCATCAGCGTTTTGTCATCCACGAGCCGCATAACGCGGTGGTGATTAAAGCCAACTGGAACCACAACCCGAACTTCCCCGAAGTGCTGCGGCAGGAAATGGAAGACTGCAAGGTGCGGGATTACGACCTGTACCGGCATATCTGGGAAGGCGAGCCGGTGGCCGACAGCGAGCTGGCCATTATCAAGCCCGTGTGGATTGAAGCTGCGGTGGATGCCCATATCAAATTAGGCTTTCAGGCAGCCGGACAGCGCATTTTGGGCTTTGACGTGGCCGATGAAGGCGATGATGCCAATGCCACGGTATTGCGCCACGGTTCGCTGGTGTCGGATATGCAGCAATGGCGCGGCCAAGACGTGATTTATTCCGCCGACAAGGTGTATCTGTATGCCCAAGACGCAGCCATAGACCGCATTGTTTACGACAATATCGGTGTGGGTGCGGGTGTGAAAGCGCAATTTCGGCGTAAAAGCGGCCGTGTGCAGACCCTCGGTTTTAATGCCGGCGGCGCGGTGTACAAGCCCGACAATCTCTACACCGAGGGCAAGAAGAACAAGGATATGTTTGCCAACATCAAGGCGCAGGCCTGGTGGATGGTGCGCGACCGTTTTTACAAGACATGGCGCGCGGTCAAACATGGCGATGTCTATCCCGAAACCGAACTGATCAGCCTTTCAGGCAGCCTGCCCGATTTGGATTACCTCAAGGCCGAATTGAGCCGTCCGCAGGTGGATTACGACCAAAACGGCAAGGTTAAAGCCGAAAGTAAGAAAGACATGAAAAAGCGCGGCATTCCCAGCCCCAACCGGGCAGACGCGCTGATTATGGCCTTTGCCCCGGTACAGGGCGGCCTCAACATCAACCCCAAGGTATTGAACGGACTATGAGCAAAAAGCACAAACGCAAGCTGAACGGCAAAGCCCTGCGCCGCGCCGTCAGCCGTATGGATGCGCCTGCCGGTCCGCCGATATACGGACTGGGTGCGCCCGAACTGCCGCCCGGTGTGCGGCCCAAAAACAGCATCGCCATGGACCACAGCCCCTTAGGAAACTTTGGGGCTGATTGTTTTTTCGGCACCGGCTTTGCCGGTTATCCCCGCCTGGCCGAACTGGCGCAGATTGCGGAATACCGCAGCGTGACCGAAACCACCGCCAACGAAATGACGCGCCAGTGGATTGAAATCAAATCCGTGGGCGAAGAAGACAACAGCGAAACCATCAAGGCGATTGAGGAATGCTACGAGCGCCTGAATGTGCGCGATATTTTCCGCAAGGCCATTGAGACCGACGGCTTTTTCGGCCGCGGGCAAATCATCGTCCACATCAAAGGCCATGACGGCCACAAACTGGCCAATCCGCTGCTGTTGACGGAAAAAACCATCGCCAAAGGCTGCCTGAAAGGGCTGACCTCAATTGAGCCCATGTGGAGTACCCCGGCGGTGTACAACGCCACCGACCCCACGGCCCCCGATTTCTACAAACCCAAATCATGGTATGTGATGGGGCAGGAAATCCACGCCAGCCGCCTGTTTACCCTGATTGCGCGGCCCGTACCCGATATGCTCAAGGCCGCCTACAACTTCGGCGGCGTCAGCATGAGCCAGCTGATGATGCCCTATGTGGAACGCTGGCTGCGTACCGTGGATTCCGTGAGCGATTTGCTGCACAGCTTTTCGCTCTCCGGCATCAAAACCGATATGAGCGCCGTGCTGGCCGGTGGCTGCGACGATGTGAGCGTGCAGCTGCGGGCCGAGATGTACAACCGCCTGCGCGACAACCGCGGCCTGATGTTGTTGGACAAAGACATGGAAGAATTCTTCCAGTTCAACACGCCCTTATCCGGTCTCGATACCCTGCTGGCGCAGGCACAGGAGCAGATGGCCGCACCCAGCCATACGCCCCTGGTCAAACTCTTGGGCATCACCCCCAGCGGTCTTAATGCCAGCAGCGAGGGCGAGATAGCCGTGTATTACGACTATATCCGCGCCATGCAGGAAAACATCCTGCGCGACCCCTTGGACAAGCTGTTGAAGCTGGTACAGCTGCACCTGTTCGGTACAGTGAACGATGCCATTACCTTCGACTTCCGACCGCTGGCACAGATGGACGAGAGCGATTTGGCCGCCATCCGCAAATCCGATTCCGACCGCGATGTCGCCTATATTCAGGCGGGTGTGGTGAGTGCCGAAGAAGTGCGCAACCGCCTGGCCAGCGAGCCGGACAGCGGTTACAGCGGCATAGACGTGGAAGACGTGCCGGAAATGCCGGATGACGGTTTTTCAGGCAGCCTGAACGATGACGCGGAGGACGACCCCGACCCAAAGCCTGAACCCGCCCAGGATGCCGAATGGGACGAAAGCAAGCATCCCCGGGCGGAGAACGGGCAGTTTGGCAGCGGCGGAACGAAGCAGGAAGCGGAGGCCGCAGCAGCCAAGCAGACTGTTGTTTCCGTTAAAGGGGATGAGCTGGGCAGCTGGAGCAGCATGAAAGAGCTGCGGGATAAGGCCAAGAATTATGCCAGAGAGCATTTCGCTGGCGATAAGTTCAAAGACAGGCCTATTACCAATCACAGTACCGGCAACAAGATATTTGTTTCTATGAGTGGGGTTAAACACACCATTGCAAATGGAAATATCGATTTGGTAAAAACTGTTGTGGCCATCCCGGGAATGCTGAGTACTGCGCGCCTATTAAAAACAGAGCCGCCTAAAGACGGGGATAAGAACATATTGGAGGTTGAAAAATATACGGTAACGGTCAAGATTGCGGATGAGCCGCGAAAGATGTTGATTACTGTGAAGCATCACACCGACGGCCGCCGCTATTACGATCACGGCTTTTGGGCGAAGGGGAAAGAAGAAAAAGGGAAAGGCAGCGTTTAAACTACGGTATATCGCCAGTTACCGGGACTGGGTTATTGAACCGCCGCTGCCTTCGGTGAAATTCTACCTCTGTGCTGCGTATGTTTCAACAACATCACGGAAAAAGCCCCTGATCCGGTACCTCTGGGATAGCTTGGATACCAAGCATTTAACCCAGCCTGCAAATCAAGGGCTTTGGTTGTATTCTATCATGATGAAAGATGACTGGAAAAGGCAGCGTTTAAGAACGGTATATCGCCAGTTACCAGGACTGGGTTATTGAACCGCCGCTGCCTTCGCGGAAATTTTACCCCCACACGGTATCTGTTTCAATGTGCCATACATAAAAAAAAACGGTGTTTGTCTGTTGCGCCTCCCTGCTGAAAAGCCGGCACCTCGCAACGTTCAACAAACACCGTTAATACGTATTCTACGCTCAAATCCGGTATAGAAAAACCCACCGGGGGCATACTGCAAAAGCCGTACTGCCAAACGCCCGAAGCGTGCCGGTGGGATGGCATATATACTACACCCAAACCTCAAGACTGAAAAAGCGAAAACCCCGGAAGCCGCAAACTTTCGGGGTTTTCTGTATTCAAACTTTGCAACAGAAAGATTGAACATTGCATGAAGTATAACAAAACCAAAATGGAGTTGCATCCCAAGGAGGGCATGAAATTGGAAATGTACGCCAGTCCTTTTATTCGGGCATGTATCGGCATTGCCATATTGCTGATTTCCATCGGCCTGTTGGCACTGATGGTGACACCTTTGGTGAGCACGTTGAAATAAACCATGAAACCCCAGCCTAACGAAATCCTGCTCAAAGCCATACACCCCAATTTGGGCGTAGAAGCGGCCTACCGCAAAAGCCTGAAACGCCTGCTGCGCGATATGCGCCGCGATGTGGATGCCATGCTGGCACAGCACTACCCGCAAGGCTTGGCACAAGACGGCATTGCCGACGGCCTGCAAGCGGCCCTGTCGCGGCTGATCCGCCTGTGGCTGGCGCGTTTGGACAAGCTGGCACCGCACATCGCCGAAACCTTTGCCACACAGTCCATGCGCCACACAGACCGCGCTTTTCAGGCAGCCTTGCGCGATGCCGGGTTTACCGTGCGTTTCCGCCACACCACCGCCACACAAACCGCATTTGAGGCGGCATTGGGCGGCAATGTGGGGCTGATACGCTCCATCGGCCAGCAATACCTGAGCCGCGTGGAAAACAGCGTCTGGCGCAGTGTGAATGCCGGTTACGACATGGGGCGTCTGGCGCAGGAGCTGCGCCGCGATTTCGGCATCAGCCAGCGCCGCGCCGCCTTTATCGCCCGCGACCAAACCAATAAGGCCAAAGCCGCTATAGAGAAAGCCCGGCGGCAGGAAATGGGCATTACCGAGGCCATATGGCTGCACTCCCATGCCGGGAAAGAGCCGCGCCCCAGCCATGTTGCTGCCAACGGCAAGCGCTTTGAAGTGGCCAAAGGCATGTATCTGGACGGCAAATGGGTGCAGCCGGGGGAGGAGATCAATTGCAGGTGTGCGAGCAGGTCAGTGCTGAAAGGCTGGGGCACATAAACAAAGAGGTACGCAAGATGTTTGAAATAATTGACCAATCCAAAAACGTGCGCCGTTTACTGTATGCGGTTTTGTTGCTGATTGCTTATTGGCGGCTGCCTGAAATACTGGCGGTAGTGTTCAAACAGGCTGCCTGAAAAGAAAAGCAGCAAATAACTACTCTTCCACGGCCATTACTGAAGACAGTACCCGGATACCAGATTCATTATTTGCTGCTAAAGAAACCGGGCAGCACCTCCTACACAGACGACAGTCAGAAGACTATCCGCGTTCTGGAACGGCTGCCCGATGGAAATCTTACTCCTGCCACCGAACCGGCGCAAGAAAGAAAAGCAGGAAACGCACCTGCAAGAATTGAAACTGCTAAGGATAGCAGCCAAGCGGCGGGTTTGTTTCCTGCTGAAGGAAATATTACGCTTACTTCAGATGCAGCGCAAGAGAAATATGAGCTGCTGCGTATCCTGCGCATTGTGGATGCCAAAGGCCAAGATGTAACAGACAGTTACAATGAAAAATCCCCTGCGGCTCAATGGGTTGACTCGACTGTTCAAGCTGATGGGCTTGACCCGACTTCAATCCGCTCCGCAGGGGATATACGCAGTCTAGCAAAGACCGTAGAGCAATACAATATGAAACACAAGGAAAAACACCCCTTAGCCCAAGACCGCAGCGCCCGTACCTATGACAAGGACGGGCGTTTGCATGTGGCGGTGTCCAATATCAGCAAAGCCGTGGTCAATCCCTACTACGGGAGCGAAATCCCCGGTTGTAGCGAATTGGGATTGCAGGCCGACAAGGTGTATTACCTGCTGCGCCACCCGGACGAGCTGGCCCGTGCCGCCGACAGTTTCCGCAATCTGCCCCTGCTGAGCCGTCATATTCCGGTATCGGCAGACGACCCGCAGAAAGATGTGGTGGTGGGCAGTACCGGCTCCGATGTGGTGTTTGCCGACGGCTACCTGAAATGCTCGCTGTCGGTGTGGGACGCGGAAGCGATTGCAGGCATAGAGAGTGGCGAGCAGATGGAATTGTCCAGTGCCTACCACTACACCCCGGACATGACGCCGGGGGAATTTGACGGCCGACATTACGACGGCGTAATGCGGGATATTGTCGGTAACCATGTTGCCCTTGTCGATGTGGGTCGGGCGGGGCGCGATGTAGTAGTAAGCGATGCAGACCCATTCACAGAAAGGACAGTTATGAAAAAACTGAATCACAGCGCCAAGCGGCGCATTCAGGCAGCCTTGGCCGTGGCGCAAGCCAAACTGGCACAAGATGCCGAGCTGAGCCCCGGTGAGCTTTTGGAAGTCATCGGTTCTTTAACCCAGGGAGTCGAAACGGCGCAGGATGACGGCGAAAACGTCGAGCAGCCTACCGAGACTGTCGGTTCCGACAGTGAGGAAGAAGAAACCGCCGCAGACGAAGCGCCGGAAGACGAGGCCGAAACCGCAGAGGACGAAGGCGATGCCGATGCGCCCGAAGCCCCTGAAGGCGGTGCCGAAAAACCGGCACAAGACCGCGCCATTTCCCGTGTGGCCATGGATGCGGCCATTCAAAAAGCCGTGGCCGCCGAGCGCAAACGCACACAGGCATTGAGCACGGCCCAGCGCGAAGTTGCCCATCTGGTGGGCGAAGTCGCCATGGACAGCGCCGAAGACGTTTACCGCTTTGCCCTGGAGCAAAACGGCGTAGACGTGGGTGGCGTACATCCGTCTGCCTACCGCGCCATGGTGGGCATGTTGAACAAACCCAAGGCCGTTGCCATGGACGGTGCCGACAGCGGCGCATCCCGGCAGTTCCCCGGTCTGAAACGTATTCGAAAGGGCTAAACCATGCCGTTCCAAACTACTGTAAAAAACCACCAAGCCCCCGCCGTTGCCGGGGATTTTGCATCCGCCAACCCCAATGCTTCCATGCTCGCCGGTGAAGGCCGCCTGATTTCGGGCGATGACGGTGTGACCGTAGGCGTATTTGCCTGGGCCGATGCCGAGGGCAAAGTAAGCAATGCCAAAGGTTCCGGTGGCCGTATCGGCTTCGTACACCGCGAAATGCAGGCCAGCATTACCGGCTACCTGCAAGAGCACGGCAACCGGATTCTGCCCGGCCACATCATCACCTTGGCGGTGGCAGGCGATTTCTGGGCGCATTTTGCCGACGGTGCCGACATCGGCCAGACCGTGTTTGCCAACGATACCGACGGCACACTGAAAGCATCGTCTGCCGCCAGTGAAGCCGGACACACCGCCACCCGCTTTAAAGTGGCCTCCAAAGCCGAAGCGGGCGAATTGGCCAAAATCACCACATGGGAGTAAACCGTATGAACCACACCTTTAACCAGCTCGCACAAGATGCGGGCATTGTTTTTATGGGCGGCGGCAAAAAGCTGCTGACCGATGATGTCCGCGCCGCCCTGGCGATGGACGCACAGCCCGGCCTGACCACCGTCGGTAACAGCGGTATTCCCGCCTGGATGCTGACCTATGTCGACCCGAAACTGATTGAAGTGGCCCTGCAACCGATGAAGGCCGCCGAAATCTTCGGCGAGGTGAAAAAAGGCGATTGGACCAGCGAAACCGCCATGTTCATGATGGTAGAGCCCACCGGTGAAGTATCCACCTACGGCGACTACAACAACAACGGCGTATCCGGTGCCAACGTCAACTTCCCGCAACGCCAGAGCTACCATTACCAAGTGTTTACCCGCTGGGGCGAACGCGAAGTAGCGCGTGCCGGTGAAGCCAAAATCGACTATGTAAACCGCGTCAATCAGGCCAGCGTAAATGCCCTGAACCGTTTTCAGAACAAATCCTACCTCTACGGTATCGAAGGTCTGCAAAACTACGGCATCCTGAACGACCCCAGTCTGCCGCCCGCATCCGCAGCTGCGCAGACATGGGCCGCCGCCAGCGGCGAAGAAGTGTACGAATCCATCCGCGTGCTGTTCCAAAAACTCTTGGCGCAGACCGGCGGCCTGATCGACATGAACACCGCTTTGCTGTTGGTATGCTCGCCCACCGCCAGCGTGGAACTGACCAAAACCAACCAGTACAACGTCAACGTGTACGACCAGCTGAAAAAGAACTTCCCCAATCTGCGCATCGAAACCGTGCCGGAATACTCTGCCGCCAGCGGCGAAGTGGTGCAGCTGATTGTGGAAGAGCTGGACGGCCAGCGCACACTGGAGCTGGGCTTTACCGAAAAACTGCGCGCGCACAATATGGTGCTCAAAGCCTCTTCCATCGAGCAGAAGAAGTCGCAAGGCACTTGGGGCGCCATCATCTACCGCCCCTTCTGTATCGCACAGATGACGGTAAGCTGAGGCTGCCTGAAAAGCAAAACCCCGTGAAGCGGACAACTTCACGGGGTTTCTTCATTAACTTAGAATGAGTAAGTCAATGGATACAAGAAAGTATAGCAAAACCAAAGTGATTTTGCATCCTTTGAAAGGTTTGGTTATGGAAATCTATGCAAGCCCGTTTATCCGCTTTGCAGTGGGGGCATCCCTGTTGATGCTTTCATTTGGCGCGATGGTATTTATGCTGGCTTCGGCTTTGAAGTAGGCTGAAAGAATCGCGATTGGTTCCGCAGGGATTTTACTTTCCCGCCAGCGCCACCAGCGCCGCTTTCAATACCGCTGTCTGGCTTTCGCCGCGCTCTGCGGCCAAGCGTTCCAGTAGGGCAACCGTTTCCGGGTCAAGGTTGAACTTTTTCTGCACGATGCCGTGTTTTTCAAAATAAGCCTTGCTGCGTTCGGCTTGCGATTGCGCCATGATTTTTTCCTTGATTTTTGCAAAAAGGTTTTGTAAGATTGAGGAACTGGGGCAGCGGCTGCTACCGCCACCCCATCTTTCAGGTTTTTAGTAAGCCGCTTCGCTTACCAACAGCAAAACCAGAAAGACAATGATTTGAATAATGAGCCTATTCATTTCATTTTCCTCTGTGAGTGCCCATCGGAAACGGTGGGCATTTCCGTTTGTTGAACCACTCAACAGGGGTAATTGTATGGTACTATACAATCAAAGTCAAGCCCTTTTGATGAAAATATTTTGCCTTTCAGGTAGCCTCAATCCGCACCAAGCGGATTTTTTATGCTTGCGAGAAATGAAGAGTTTGGGTATATTGGAGTTTCCTAACAAAACTTACAGCAGATAACCGCGCCTGCTGCGCGATTTTTTGCATCTATATCCCCTAATTCTCCGATCTGCCCGCTCTCTCTCCTGTGGCAAGATTTCAAGTTTATGGGGGTGCGAGTACCGGCAACGGCTCGGACGCTACTGTAAGTGCGTTAGGACACCCCCGCCTATTTCGGCGGTTCCTAAAATCCTTTTAACTTACAGGAGTTCAGAAATGAACGCGATTCAAATTTCCAGTATTACTATCCATCAATCAGATAACCTTTACAGCCTGAATGATCTGCACCGCGCTAGCGGTGGTGAAAAGCGCCACGAATTAACCAACTGGCTTAAATTGCAGCAAACCAATGAATTAATTGAAGAACTTTCCAAACCTGAAATTTCAGGTTTGAATGAAAATCAACAGGTTATCAAAGTAATTCGCGGTGGGAAAAACCGTGGCACCTATGCTTGCAAAGAACTTGTCTACGCCTACGCTACTTGGATTAGCGCAAAGTTCTTTTTACAGGTTATCCGCACATTTGACGCGGTTGTTTCAGGCTACCTGAAACCGCAAAAACCGCGCAAAGCCCTACCCGGCCTGACTGCCGAACAGCAAACCGAAGTGAAAGCCCTGCATAATCTGCTGGTGCAGTCCGTACCCTTTGAGAAGCAGAAAGGCTTGGCGATTACGCTGTGGAGCGCCGTCAAAGCGAAATTCAAAGTGGGCTACAAAGACGTGCCTGCCGAACAGTTCCCCGAAGTCCTCAGCCTGATGGCGCGTGTGGCGGTGGAAAAAGGCGCACAATACCGCGAAGCCGCCCCCCTCGAATTGGAAACCGTGCCCAAGCTGTTCGCGCAGCAGGCCAATATTCCTTTCGACCTTGAACGCAACGAAACCTATATGGTTACCGTGCGCGGCGGCAAAATCTACCGCCACGCCATTGCTTATATGACTATGCCGCACTGGGATGCGCAAATTCCCTGTTTGGCACACCGATAAACTCTTTTCAGCCAGCCCCGCACAAGCGGGGCTTTTTTATTCAAAGCAAAACCCCGCGAAGCGGCGAACTTCACGGGGTTTCTGTATCTAAACCTTAGCAGGATTAAGGATTAAATCATGAAACAAAGTTTAGCCGATATTCCGGCGGCAATCAAGGAATGTGTTATGGGAATGTCTGCATGGCGTTTGTTGGCGACCTATCTTTTTGTATTGCTGTGCCTGTTGATTTGGAAGCCGGAAATTCTGCAAATCGTAGCCGGATTGTTCGGCTGCAAGGCTGCCTGAAAGAATAAGCGGCCAATGCGCAGACATCTGCGTTGATGGCCGCTTTGAGTTACCTGCCTTGCGGCAGGTTTTTTGTGTCCGTGTTGTGCGGATTTATTACCCGCAAGGAGCAATGATGTCTAAAAACACTGTTACCGTCGGCTGCAAACTGCCCAACGGTTTGGTATTGGAAGTGGGCGGCCGTGCCGTCACCCTCAACGGCGCCAACAGCGCACACCTTATCGGCGGCCACGGCATCACCCATGATGTCGATGCCGAACTGTGGGCCGCATGGCTGGAGCGCCACCGCGACCGCGCCATGGTCAAAAACGGCTTTGTGTTCGCCCATGACAAAACCGCCGACACCAAAGCCGAGGCCAAAGACAAGAGCCGCAACAAAACCAAGCTCGAACCGCTGTCGCCCGATGCCAAAGAAAACGGCGTGGCCACCGCAGACGAGTAAGCGCCGTGGATACCGTCCTCTTTGACACCGCCCGTTTCCGCGCCGCCTATCCCGAAGTGCAGGCCGAAAACGCACAGCTGGTCCTGTGGTTCAAACAGGCCGAAAGCCTGCTGGCCAATAACGCTTGCAGCGTGGTGAAAGACCTGGCCGAACGGGAAATGCTGCTGTGGCTTTTGGTGCGCCATTTTGCCGCCCTGGCCGAACGTGCCGCCCAAGGCGGTTTGGTGGGGCGCATAGGCTCCGCCACCGAGGGCAGCGTGTCGGTCAGCGCCGATATGGGTGCCGTACCGGGGTCGGCAGCGTGGTATATGCAGACCCCGTTCGGCGCCACCTACTGGCAGCTGACGGCCAAATACCGTGTTTTCCGTTATGTGCCGGGGTGCCGATATGCGCGGCGGCGATAAATTCCGGCGCCGCCTGCGCGAAATCGCCGCCCAAGCACGCAATACCAAAGTGCGCGTGGGCATTGTCGAACAGGCTACCTACGAAAACGGCCAGAGCGTGGCGCAAGTGGCCTTTTGGAACGAATACGGCACCGCCCATATCCCGCCACGGCCGTTTTTCCGCAACACCATAGCCGAGAACAAAGACGTATGGCCGCAAAAAGCCGCACAGCTGTTGCAGAACAATGATTACGACATTCAGGCTACTTTGGCGCAGATGGGCGAGGGCATACAAGGCGATTTGGTGGAGAGCATCCAGCAATTCACCGACCCGGCCAACGCCGCATCTACCGTCAAGCGCAAAGGCTTTGACAAGCCGCTGATTGATAGCGGCACCCTGTGGCGCAGTATCGGTTATGAAGTGAGCGACGAATGAGCATCAATTGGACACCCCGGCAACAGGCCATTTGGGACAGGGCACAGCGGCTGCTGACGGAGCACTATATCCGCCAGCGGGTACGGCAGGCCATGGATGCGGAATGGGACGAAAGCAAGCACCCGCGCGCGGCCAACGGGCAGTTTGGCAGTGGCGGCCAGTCGGCCATGAAATCGGTAAAAGCGGTATCGAAAGGCAAAACCGATTTAAAAAATCTGTTTCAGACAGCCATCTCCAATAGCAGCGGAAATTCTGTTTATTCTGATTTTGCAACAGTCAGTAAAGAAGCAGCCGATGCTGTCAGAGCTGAGGTAGGACGGGATATAACAGGCTGGGTACACAGTATCGGAGAATCCGATATAAGGCATATCTTGAAGCATCACGGTAATGATAAAACCGAACAGCAAAGAGGCCAACGAGCCGTTACGCAGAAAGATATTGAAAGATTGCCTGAAATTTTGGGTAATTTCGACGATATACAGTATAGCGGCGTAAATGAAGTAGGAAATGAAATTTTTTTGATTCGGAAACAAATCGGTGATGAAGTGTATTGCGCCCAAGAAATATGGGCAGGCCGAAAAAAGATGGTGGTTAAAACCATGTGGATCAAAAGAAAGAAAAAGCCGTAATCTACTTCGGTGCTTACTCTCTATTCCGCGTATGCCAAACGTCCGAAACGTGCCGAAGCCTGAAAACGGCTTTGAGAAGAATTGTACTCTTTCCAATAGGCAATGCCAACAGAAAATCCCGCAACGGTGGTCAAAGTGTGAGTAACGACACAGCAGAGCCTACGCATACTTGCCTACACGTCAGCGTCAGGCATGGGAGCGTTGCGGGATAAGGAATTATAAAGCTACCCATTTGGTATTGCAAAGGAAAAGCATGAACCTAAGAGCCCTAGCCAACAGCATCACCGTGGCGGTCAATCCCAATATGCCCGCCGTGCTGCGCCTCAATGACGGCTACACCACAGACGACAGCGGCCGCCGCAGCGCATCCTTCAGCGATACCCAAGTCACCATCCAGACACAGAGCCTGTCCGCACAGGAGCGTTTGGAGCTGGAAGGCGGCCTGTTGCAGCAGGGGCAGTATCTGAATGTGTATATCACCGGCCAGCTGCACGTATTGCGCCGCATCGAAGGCAAAGGTGCGGAAAAACTGATATTCGCCGCCTACGGTGAAACCGGCCCCACCGAATGGCTGGTCAAATCGCTGGTGGAAAGCTGGCCCGATTGGTGCAAGGTGGTGGTATGGCGACAACATTAAACATCGGTGAGGCCGATATTTACACCGAAGTCCGTGCATTTTTGCGCGGGCTTTTTTCATGCGAGATTATCCGCGGCTACAGCAATAACGTGCCGCTGCCGCAAGCGCCGTTTGTGCTGATGAATATCCTCGGCACGGCGGATGCCGCCACCAACGAGCACGCCTACGACAAAGCCGCAGGCACAGCCGGCGTGGGCCGTGCCACCACCGTGCGCATGCAGCTGGATTTCTACGGCGCAGGCGCAGAAGAGCGCTGCCGGATATTCACCCATTTGTGGCGCGATTTCTACGCCTGCGAACACTTGCAGCAATGCCAGCCGCTGTATACCGATGATGCCCGCTTTATGCCGCTGAGCAATGAAGAAGCGGACTTTGAAGAACGTTGGACAGTGACCGCTTATCTGGCCTACTGCCCGACCGTGACCCACGGACAGGAATATGTCCGTACTTTTGAAATCGAACTTACCCAACTGTAAAAAGGAAACAACATGTTCCAGTCTATTCCCGCAACCCAAATCGTCAGTGTCAATCCTGCGGTGCTCAGTTCCGGCGGCTCGCCGCTGTCCATGAATGCCGTGTTTTTGAGCAAAGACGACAATATCCCCACCGGCCAGCATCTGGCCTTTCCCGATGCTTCCGCCGTGGGCGAGTTTTTCGGCCTGGCATCCGCTGAGTTCAAAGCAGCCCAAGTGTATTTCAAAGGCTTCGACAATTCGCAAATCAAGCCCGGCAATCTGTATTTCTTCCCCTACAACAGCAGCGCCGAAGCCGCCTATCTGCGCGGCGGCAGCGTGAAACGCATGTCTTTGGCCGCACTCAAAGCCCTTTCAGGCAGCCTGAGCGTGTACATCGACGGTGTGGAAAAGACAGACCCGGCCATCAATCTGGAAGAAGCCACCAGCTTCTCCGATGCTGCCAACCGCATTGCTACGGCCATGTCCGTTACCGTACGCTTCGACGAACAATTGCAGGCGTTTGAGATTGAATCCGGCAGCACCGGCACGCAGTCCGAAATCAGCTTTGCCACCGGCACACTGGCCGATGCCCTGAAGCTCACCGAAGCCAAAGGCGCGGTGATTTCCCGCGGCAGCGCCCCGGACAATGCCGCCCATGTCATGGAAGGCGTGCTCAAATCCACGCTCAACTTTGCCACCTTCACCACCGTGTTTGAGCCGGAAATCGAAGACAAGCTGGCACTGGCGCAATGGAGCAATGCCCAAAACAACCGCTTCCTGTATGTGGCCTGGGGCAAGGAAGAAGCCGCCAAACAGACCGGCAATACCAGCTGTTTCGGCGCGCAACTGAAAGAAGCGGCTTACGACGGCACGGCGGCGGTATGGGGCGGTTTGGACAAGGCCGCGTTTGTATGCGGCGCCATCGCTTCCATAGACTTCACCGAAACCCAGGGCCGTATTACTTTGGCCTTCAAGAACCAGTCCGGCTTGGAAGTGGACATTACTGATGCCACGGAAGCCAAGAACTTGGAAGCCAACGGCTACAACTACTACGGCGCTTGGGCCACGGCCAACGACCGATTCCTGTTTATGTACCCCGGCCAGCTGCCGGGCAAATGGAAATGGATAGACGCCTATGTCAACCAAATCCGCTTGAACAGCCAGCTGCAACTGGCGCTGATGACGCTGCTGACTTCCGCACGTTCCATCCCCTACAACCAAGTGGGCATTGCCTTGCAGCGCGCCGCCTGCCAAGACCCGATTAACGAGGCGCTTAATTTCGGCTCCATCCAGCCGGGCGTGCCCCTGAGCGAACAGCAGCGCGCCCTGATCAACAATCAGGCCCGTGTGGATGCGGCCTCCAAAATCGAAAGCACCGGCTATTTCCTGCTGATCCAGAATGCCAGCGCGCAAACCCGCGGCAACCGCGAATCCATGCCCATGAAGCTGTGGTACACCGACGGCGGCAGCGTGCACAACATCAACCTCGGTTCCATCAACGTGCAGTAAGCTTCAGATGACCTGAAAAGCAAAACCCCGCAGGGCTGGCACTCTGCGGGGTTTCTGTATTTAACCTTAGAACGGATAAGGAAAAATCATAGGTGAAGTATAAACGAAAACACAGACTAAAGGTAGGTGGCAAAATGAGCAAACACGGAGCGGACAAAGCGGGTTTGGTGCTGGCTTGGGGAATTGCGCTGTCGGCAGTGATTTCTGCAATAGCCCTATTGGTTTGGGCGTGGAAACAGGCTGCCTGAAAGAGGCCGATGCTTCATAGCCGCGAAGTAAAGCTTATTTCAAATCAACCGGTAATAACCCTAAGGAGGTTTAGATGAATTACGAAGCCCTGGGCCGCTACACGGAGGCGGCAGAGCAATGGCAGGCCCTGTTGTGCAAGCGGGATTTGTATTTGCACAATCTGGGCCGCGCCAGCAGCAGTCTCAACACCGGCTTTGCCAATATGCGCACCGCCGGTGTGCCTTACCGCCCCGACAGCGACATCCTCGACGCACAAACCTGTTTGGACGCGCTGGAGGAAGTCTTGGCCGAAATCTCGACCAAAGAACAGCAGCTTGCCGAATACGCACAGCAATGCGGCAAAGTGCCGCCGACACCCCGTTAACCAACCGGCCCGCCTTGCGCGGGTCTTTTTTCGGAGCATAAAAAATGCAGACCATTTCAGAACGCACCCTCACTTCCGCCAACAGCATTTTGCTGATGCGTGTGAAAGGCTTTAACGACAACTTCGTACAGATTGAAGGCTATGCCGCCGACAATGCTTTTGACTTCGGTCAGGGCAAAATCGGCGAAACCACCATGGGCGTGGACGGCCAGCAATCGGGCGGCTTCACGCCCTATGAGGTGGATTTCAATATCCAGCTGGCGCCCACCAGTATTTCCCGCGATTACTTCGACAAATTCACCAACGACATCCTCACCCATCAGGAAACGCGCATGGTGGAATTTTCCGTGGAAATTCCGGCCGTGAAAAAACGCTATAAAGCCACCGGCTTTTTGGTGGAAATTCCCGGCGGCACCACCGCCAAGAAAGTGTTGGAAGCTTCGACCTACAGCTTCCGCATCGTGGTACAGCCGGAGGAAATCTGATGCTGAAAACCAAAGAAATCACCATAGACAAAGGCCGCGACGCAGGCCGCCGCTTTCTGATTACCGAAATGCCGGTGGCCCGTGCCGATGCCTGGGCCATGAAGGCGCTTTTGGCGCTGGCAGGCAGCGGTTTCAACGTGCCCGACCCGCAGGCGGGCATGTTGGGCATGATCGGCACCACACTGGACGCCTTGGGCAAAGTAGATGCCGATACCGCCATGCCGCTGTTGAACGAGCTGCTCGACTGCGTGCAGATTGTGCCGGACGGCGGCCAGCCGCGGCCCTTGAACCTCGACTTTAACGATGTGTCCGATTTCACCACCTTGTGGCTGTTGCGAAAGGAGGTGTTTGCCCTACACATCGATTTTTTGCACAGCGTGCTTGGCCCGACCTCGGCGTTGGCAGAGGCGGGGGCCGGGCAGGCTACCTGAACCTGAGCAACACCGTAGGCGCGCTGGTTTCCAGCCGCCTGTGCACCCTCTACGAACTGCAAACCCTGTACGGGCTGGAAGACGCCCTGAACATGCTGGAAGTGGTCAACGTGGACAATTACAACCGGAATCAAAACCATGGCCAACGTTATTGACACCCTGTTTCTGGAACTGGGCATAGACACGTCCCGTTTCAGTGCCGAAGCGCGCAATGCGGCGGATACGCTGGAGCGCATGACCGATGCGTTTGAGCGCACAGAGGCGCAGGCAGGCCGCAGCGGCAGAGGTTTGGACCGACAGGCGCGCGCCGGTGCCAATAGCGCCCGCCAAGCCAAAAACCTGACCGAAGCCTTTAGCCGCCTGGCCAAGGGCTTTGCCGCTTTCGGATCTTTGGTGCTGGGTTCCAACGCGTTTGACAAACTCACCATGGAAATCGCCCAGGCCAATACCGAACTGGACAACCTGTCGCGCAATCTGGGCATGAGCCGTCAGGCGCTGGCGCAATGGAGCGGTATGGCGGCCATGGCGGGCGGCAGTGCCGACGGTATGCGCTCTTCGCTGCAAAACCTGAGCATGGGCATTACCCGCCTGACCACCATGGGTGATACCGGCATCGTGCCGTTTTTCAACGCTTTCGGTGTGGCCCTGCTCAATGCCGACGGCAAAGCGCGCGATCTGGACAGCATCATGCTGGATTTGGCCGACCGCTTCAGCACCATGGACCGCGTGCAGGCCTATAACCTCGCCAAGTCTATGGGTTTGGACGAAGGCACCATCAACACCCTGCTCTTGGGCCGTGCCGAAATGGAGCGCATGCTGGCGCTGCAACAGCGTCTCTACCGTTCCGGCGACAAAGAAGTGCGTCTGGCGCGCGAACTGACGCAGGCACGCGGCTATTTGAACCAGCAATGGGGTGCTTTGCGCACCATGCTCGCCGATGCGCTGGCGCCGGTGCTGCTCAAAGTGGTGAAAACCGTCACCGGCTGGGTGGATTTCCTGATGCGCCACGAAAAAACCGTGAAAAACGTGTTTGAAGGCGCAGCCATTGCCATCGGTCTGGTACTGCTGCCGGTGCTGGTCAAAGCCGTGACGGCCATGGCAGCCTTTATCCTGCCGTTCAAAGTGGCCATTGCCGTGGTGGCGGCGCTGGGTGCGGCCTTTATCCTGCTCTACGACGATTACAAGACCTGGGCAGACGGCGGCAAAAGCCTGTTTGACTGGGGCGGCTTTATCAAGTGGATTAAGGGCGCCAACTTCTCGGTGGACAACCTCAAGAAAGCCTTTGTCTATCTCTTGACCGGCTATACCGATTTGGCCTCCGCCTTCAATGCCGCCATCGACTGGCTGCGCCTGAAAGGCTTTATCGACGAAAACGGCGTATCGCTGCGCTCTTTGGCCACCGGTTTTAAAAATCTGGCCAAAGACATTATCGAAATCGTGGCCCCGGCGTTTCAGGATTTGGGCGAAGTATTCCGCTCCTTGTGGAACCGCGATTTTGACCGCGCCACAGAAGCGGCCAAGCGCTTGGTGATGCGGCCGGTGAACTTTATCACCGGAGCGCAACAGGCAGGCTTGGATCGTGCCGCCGGAGCGCTGGACCTCGCCGCAGGCTACACGCCCGGCGCAGCGGGTACCGCCAGTCATGCGGTGGCGGGTAAAGCACCCGGTGCCATTGCGGCGCAAATGATTAAAGATACCAGCCAAGTTGCGGTGCGGGCGTCACAGGAAACCACGCGCGCCGCGCAGCATGCTCTGGAAAAAGCCTTGCCGGGCAGCGCAAGAAAATGTGCCTTGTACGTCAACAATGCTTTGCGCGCACAAGGCATCAAGTCTTACGGACACGGCAAAGACGTGGCCGGTAACCTGTTGCGCAGCAATCAGGGCTTTGAGAAGGTGAAATACGATGCGAATTATCAGCCGCAAGACGGCGATATTATGAGCATCAATCACGGCCGTCACGGTTATGGTCATGTTGCCATCTACAACGCCAAGCTGGGCAAGTGGATTTCCGACTATGTGCAGCACAATACTTTTGGCAATACCGCGGCCACCAATGCAGCCGATTATAAAAAAATCATGGCAGACCCTTCACGCGTGACCATTGCGCGCAAAGGCGGCGCACCGCAAATGGCGCGCACTTCCACCTTGGCGGCAGGCGGCAATATGAACATGAACAATCAGAAGCATATGGGGCAGATGGTGTATCAGTCTTTCCGCAATGCCGGACTGTCCGATGCACAGGCGCGGGTGATGGCGGCGGAAGTCGGCCGTGAAAACGGCTGGCGCGCCGATACCGTTTTTGGCTATCACCAAGACCCGCATAAGGGTGTGAATGTGGGCATGCTGTCTTGGCAAGGCCAGCGCGGCCGTGAGGTGGAAAAAATGCTGCAACGCGAAGGCCATATGGTCAACGGCCAAATCCTGCGCTCCCAAGCGGCCTTGGACGCACAGGCGCGCTTTGCGGTGGCGGAAATGCGCAACAACAGCCACGGCGGTTCGCGCGCGGGTAATGAAGCCATTCAGCGTTTCCTTGCCGACCCGAATATCGATGCCCAAACCGGCATGGATATTATCGGCAAGGACTTTATCCGCTGGCGCATCAACGACCCCAAATACCGCGCCGCAGGTCTGCGCAACCGCAGCCAGTACTTGCGTATGCTGGGCAACACCGCCGAGCCGATTGCCGGGCAGGCCGTGGCCGCCGGAGCGCGTCAGGCGCAAGGCTTTGTACAGCAGGGCGAAGATTTGCGCCATCAAAACATCACCCACAACAACCAGCGTCATGTGGAAGTGGCGATTAACGGCGGCATTCATGTGCAATCATCTGCCAACAGCATAGACGGCACCATGGCCGATGCCGCCAGCGCTGCCCGCGACCATGTGTATCAGCTGGCAACAGGTCTGGTGTAAGGCTGCCTGAAAGGAGCAAAGAATGTGGAACTCAATCGGCATTCCGAATATCCCCAATATTCCGACCAGCGTCAGCGGCGCCGTCATCCAGTTTGGCGGTGCCGCGTTGATTAATGCCGTTTTCGGCAATTATTGGGGCATTTTCGGGCAAAACGGCATCCCTTTGCTGCTGGCCGACAATGTGACCGCCGTGCGTCATGAAAACACGTCTAAAGTGGCCAATGCGCCGGTGGAGCAAGGCTCGTTCGCCAGTTACAACAAAGTGGGCGACCCCTTCAATGTGACCGTGCAAATGACCAAAGGCAGCGGCAGCGTGTTTCAGCGTGGCGCCTTTCTGGCCTTGGTGGAAGGCTTGGCCAAAAGCCATCAGCTGTTTATGGTGATTACCCCGGAAGCGGTGTATCCGAACTGCGCCATTATCGGTTACGACTACGCCCGCGAAGCCTCGGACGGCGCCCGTTTGCTGAAAGTGAACATCCGCCTGACCGAGGTGCGGCAGGTGAAGGTGAAATACACCCAAACCAAGTCCGAGGGCGCACAAGCGCAGGCGGATAACGGCAAGGTGCAGGCCAAGCCGGTGGAAAACGAATCGCTGCTGTCCAAGGCCAAAGGCACCATAGACAAAGGCGTCAATGCCGTGCGCGGAATGCTCGGAGGCGGAGGCTAGCAGTATGTACGAAATCCCATTGAAACCCGTGCCGGTACAGCGCACGGCCACCGAAATCAACGGTGTGTTATTGGAAATCTCATTGATACCGCGTTTGGGCAGACTCTATGCCACCGTATCCGCAGACCGGCGCGTGCTGATACGCGAACGGCTGTGCCGCCACGGCGAGCCCTTGGTACGCGAAGCCTACCGCGGCTTGGCCGGTGAGCTGTACTTTATCGACACTGCCGGGGAAGAAGACCCGGCATGGCCCGAATTGGGCAGCCGTTACCGATTGGTGTACGCATGAGCATTGCCGAAAAAATCATCCGCGTCAGCATCAGGCTAGGGCAGGAAAACGACAGCTGGGACGCCAAAGGCAACGATACGCTGGTGGCCGAAGGTTTGCGCACCTCCTGCCAAATCAACTACGGCAACGGCGCCCTGATGCCCTCGGCCAAAATCAAAATCTACGGCCTTAAGCTGGAAAGCATGATGAAGCTGTTGCGGGTGAAGTGGAATACCGAACAGGCCATGCTCAATCTGGTGCAGGTGGAGGCGGGTACGGCGGATGATATGGCGGTGGTGTATACCGGCAATATCACCTTTGCCTACCCGGAAATGGGCGGTGCGCCGGATGTGTGTCTGGTGATTGAAAGCCATACCGCCGTGCTGTGGCAGCTGAAGCCGGCGGAACCTTTAAGCCATGACGGCGAAGTGGATGTGGCCGCCGCCATCGAAACCGTGTGCAAGCGCATGGGCCGCCGCTTTGAAAACAACGGCGTCAACAAGCGCATCAGCAATCAATATCTGGACGGCACCGAGTTGGAAAAAATCCGCCGCCTCGCCGCCCATGCCGATATCGATGTGTATATCGACAACGAAACCGTGGCCATTGCCGAAAAAGGGCAGCCGCGTGCCATCGATGTGCCGGTACTCAGCCCGAGCACGGGCATGATAGGCTATCCGATACCCGATTTGCAGGGCGTGAAGCTGCGCTGCCTGTACGACAAGGCCCTGCGTTTCGGCGGCCTGATTGAAATTTCAGGCAGCCAAATCGCCCAGTGCAACGGCCGCTGGCGCGTGTTCGGCATCAGCATCGATTTGGAAGCCAAAACGCCCGGCGGCAAATGGTTTGCCGACATCAAAGCGGCCAATGTGGAGGATACGAATGTCAAAATCGCAACATGATTACGCCCATTTCCGCCCGCACGAGGCCCAGGGCGGCAGCGGCGAAATGCGCTTTATCGTGGAAAACATCATCAGCCGCATCCAGACGGTGATGCTGGTACAAATCGTACAGACCCGCAGCGGCGGTCTGGCGCCGGTGGGCTTGGCAGATGTACGCCCCATGGTGGCGCAGCTGGACGGCTCCGGCAATGTCATGCCGCACGGCATTATCCACAACGTGCCGTATTTCCGCCTGCAAGGCGGCAGCAATGCGGTGATTATCGACCCCGAGCCGGGCGATATCGGCATGTGCGGCTTTTGCAGCCGCGACATATCCAGCGTGAAAAACAACAAAACGCCGTCCGCACCGCAAAGCAGACGGCGTTTTGACTGGTCGGACGGCCTGTATTTCGGCGGTTTCCTCAACGGCACGCCGCAGCAATACATTCATTTCAAAGAAAACGGCATCAAGATTTTTTCGCCCGGCGATATCGAAATGGAAGCGCAAAACATCCTGCTGAAGTCTGCGCAGGGTTTCCGCAGCACATCCGCCACCTTTCAGATCAACTCACTGACCACGGCCGAATTTGAAGGCGGTGGCGGCATTCATGCCGACGGCGATGTGGTGGCCGAAACCATCAGCCTGCAACACCACGTCCACCGCCAAGTCACGCGCGGGCCGGATACTTCGGGGGAACCGCAATAATGCACACACTCTATCTGGATCCGCAGTCATGGGATTTGGTTTTGGACAACGGCGGCAATATCGCCATGGCCAAAGACCCGTACAGCAAGGCACAGGATGTGGCCAGCGCCGCACGGCTGTTTGCCGGTGAGCTGTATTACGACACCGAAAAGGGCATTCCCTATTTTGAAGAAACGCTGGGGCGCAAGCAGTCGTTTGCCCTCTACCGTTATCGTCTGGTACAGGCCGCCTTGAGTGTGCCCGGCGTGGCGGGCGCCGATGCCCATATTGAACACAAAGACGGCCGCCTGCTTTCAGGCAGCCTGAAATTCACCGACCAGGACCACAAACAATACGAGGTAGGCCTATGAGCACGCAGGTGCCGAATATCGAAATCACCGCAGCCGGTCTGCGCATTCCTACGGAAACCGAAATCCTCAACGGTGTGCTGGCCGATTTCAACAACGCTTTCGGCGGCAATCTGAACCTGAATTTGGAAACGCCGCAGGGCCAGCTGGCCTCATCCATGGCGGCCATTATTGCCGACAAAAACAATCTGATTGCCGAGCTGGTCAATCAGGTACATCCCGACTACGCAGACGGCATCATGCAGGATGCGGTTGCCAAGATTTATTTCTTGGAACGCAAACAGGCCGCCGATTCGGTGGTGGTGTGCGAATTTGTCGGCTTGGCGGGCACCACCATTCCGCAAGGCTTTATCGTTAAAGATGCTGCGGGCAATGATTGGCGCCTGCAACGGGAAGTGAGCATTCTGGAAAGCGGCAGGGTCAACGGCACATTGGTCTTGCCCGGCCGTGTAGAAGCGCGTGCCGGTACCGTGTCGCAGATGTATCAGACCATCGTCGGCTTGGACCGCGTGAGCAATCCGCAAGATGCCGTGCCCGGGCGCCTGGTGGAAAGTCGTGCCGATTTCCGTGACCGCCGTCAACGCTCGGTGGCCATCAATGCCCACGGCACACCGCAGGCGGTGTACGCCAATGTGTTTGCGCTTGACGGCGTGAGCGATGTGTATGTAGCGGACAATCCCAAAGGAGAGGCGGTGACGGTGGGGGCGAGCAATTACAGCCTAAAACCTCATAGCATCTATGCTGCGGTGGTGGGCGGCGATGATACCGAAATCGCGCAAACCCTGCTGCGCTACGCAGGCAGCGGCTGCGATTTCAACGGCAATACCGAAGTGACGGTGTATGACGACAATTACACCGACCCCAAACCCGCCTATGAAGTCAGCTTTATGCGGCCGCAGCCCTTGCCGGTGTATTTCCGCGTCAAGGTAGAGCGCGGTGCGCCCTTGGGCTATCAGGATGCGGTCAAACAGGCAGTGATTAAGGCTTTCAACGGCGAACAGAAAGCGCGCATCGGTGCCAATATCTACGCCATCCGCTTTGTCACACCCATCGTGCAAAGCGTGCCGCAGGCGCACATCTTGGATGTGGAAATCGGCACATCGGCGGGGAATATGGGTACTACCGTGGCCGTAGGCATAGACCAATTGCCCACCATTGCTGCCGGGAATATCGAGGTGGTGAGCGATGATTAATGTACAAGACACCGTTATCAGCCAATACGCACACAGTCCGGTATTGCTGAACATCATCCGTCATTTCAACGACTGCATAGACCCGAGGGCGGATATAAGGCGCTTTTACGACATGGTGTGGAATGTGGAAACCGCCGAGGGCTTCGGCTTGGATGTATGGGGGCGCATTGTCGGCATCGAGCGTGAAGTGCGTATGCGCGCGGAAGACGAGTTTATCGGCTTTACCGAAGGTTTCACCCCGTTTGACAGCGGCGTATGGAGTACGGGAGACGGCAACGACATCAGTTACCGTCTCGACGATGATGCTTACCGGCGTGTAATTATGCTCAAAGCCATGAGCAATATCATCTATGCCACTGCACCGCACATCAACCAATTGCTGAGGTCCATGTTCGGCAAACGCGGGCGCGCCTATTATGTCAAAAACGGCACCATGGCCGCGCGCTATGTGTTTGAGTTTTTTCTGTTGCCGGTGGAGCGCTCGATTATCCGTCAGAGCGATTTGCTGCCGCGCCCGTGCGGTGTGCTGCTGGATTTTTACGAACCGGAAACCGATGCCACTTTCGGCTTTACCGAAGCCAACCTGACGCCCTTTGGAGAGGGCGTCTTTTTTATGGGAGCTTAATCCATGTCTCAACCGAAATTGTTAACCAAACCTTGGGCGGTGGACGGCCTGAAAAACGAAATTCCGGCCAACCGCAGCACCAGCGTGGCACAGGAAGCCGCCACCTACACCGAAGGCTTCCCCAGCATCACCATGACCCCGATTGCCATGGGCGGCAAACCGCCCAGCGGCAAAGACATGAATGGTGTGCTGTACGAATTGAGCGCACACACGGTGTATCTCAACCAAGGCAGCCGTTACCGTTTTGATGCTGATTTCTGTACGGCCATCGGCGGTTATCCCAAAGGCGCGGTATTGATGAACAATGCCGGTACGGCGGAATACATCAGCCTGATTGACGGCAATACCGCCAATTTCAACGTTAGCACGGTTAATATCAACGGCAAATGGGCGGTGTGGAGCAGCGCCGATGTGCTGGCGGGCAAGGCGGACAAAACCACCACCATTACCGCAGGCAACGGCTTGACCGGCGGCGGCAACCTGACGGCCAACCACACCCTGTCTTTGGGTACGCCCGGCAAAATAACCGCCACCAGCACCAATACGGTGACGGCAGCATCGCATACCCACGAAATCGACAAGGCCGGTTTGACCGCCGCCGGCATTGTGCGGCTCTCCAGCTCCACCAACAGCACCGACGAAACCATGGCCGCCACACCCAAGGCCGTACGCGAAGCCATGCTGGCGGCGCAGTCTGCCGTATCCAGCGGTGCTGTTGCATTTTTCGCGGGCAATACCGCCCCCGCGGGCTGGCTCAAAGCCAACGGCGCCGCAGTATCGCGCACCACTTATGCACCGCTGTTTGCCGCCATCGGCACCACCTACGGCGCGGGCAACGGCAGCACCACATTTAACCTGCCCGACCTGCGCGGCGAGTTTGTGCGCGGCTGGGATGACGGGCGCGGGATTGATGGCGGGCGTGATCTGGGCAGTTGGCAACGCGGTACCTACACTGCGGCAGACTGCCAAAGCAGTTCGGCGGCGACATATGCTCCATTGGGTCGAAATGACACACTTAATCATCTGACCTATAACGAAAAAATGGGGGTTGATAACATCAACAATTCTGACTACCCCGGCGTGTACGGTGTAGTAGGGACAAGCAGATCAAACATGTTTACAAAACAAGGCTGGAATGCCGGGTCCATCGGCTCCACCCGCCCGCGTAACGTGGCCTTGTTGGCCTGCATCAAAATCTAGGCTGCCTGAAAGGAAAAAACCATGTCTCAATACAAAACCGTTTGCACCATAGACCAAGAAAACCTCTTTATCGGCACCGACACCGCCGATGCCGACCCCTTGGAGCCGGGTATGTGGCTAATCCCCGCAGGCTGCATTGATGCGCCCGTACCGGACATTCCCGCAGGTCATGCCGCCCGTTGGCTGGGTGAGGGCTGGCAATACCT